CCGCCAGAAGTTTTAGTTTGATCTCTAAATGCGTTAAAGTATTGATTTAACTTTAGTTTTCCGCCGTCGAGATTCTTACCAAACTTTTCTACATCTGAAGTAAGGCTTACAAAGTGTGTGGAGAACTGACCTGTGCTTCTTAATGTATCAGAAAAAGATCTGTTCATGACGGCAATTTGATTTGCCATCATCTTATTAGAGCTAGCTAATTTTTCTTGTAATTTTGATAGGCTGGCAGTAACCTTATGCACATCGGCAATAAGGGCTGAGAAGTCGGCGTTAGCGACTATACGGGTACTGATTGTTTCGTCAGCCATTTATATTCAGATTACTCCTTCACGTATCCTAGTCCTTCTCCAATTCCAAAACCAGCTGCTGCTGCGAATCTTCCTTGAAGTGATACAACATCATCTGCACTGGTAGTTATACCTGCTGCTCTTAGTTGTATTTCTTCAAAACTAGAAGCTTTCTTTTCTTCTTCGTACTCACCCATGTCTACTCCAGTTAAAGAAGCTTGAAACTTTTTACTGTCGTAATCTCTTTTCTTTAAAGCTTTTAAAGTATTCACAAGTTCTGGCATTGAAAGACTTTCTTCTAATTCCTGGTAATTCTTCCAGTGTCCTAGTAAAAAAACTTCACCCTCTAAGGCGGCTAAGTCTAGTTCTGACCAGCCAGAACCGCTGCCGCTAGTAGGTTTGGGTCGTCAAGCTTTATCCCTCCGCAAACTTCTAGAATGCGATTCATGGTTGGAACATCTAAGGCGTTCTCAAATGCTTCTCTGTCTGCTACTAATTCTGGTAGCTGTTTTTCTATTGCAATTGCACAAGCATCGATCAAGATGTTTAATGTATCATCTTCTGTTTGTGATTCCGCTGTCTTCTTAATTGCTAGCATAAACTTACGAAGCTCTGCTATTGATAGTGGCTTTAGCTTTACGGTCTGCCCGTTTTGAAGCTGTACCTCTTCTACGCTATATACTGTTGTTGCCAATTTAGGTCCTCCTAGGATCTACTCATAAACATTATACTAAAAGAAATATACTAATACAACCACAAAACCCCCAATTTCTTGAGGGCTTTGTGGTATAGCTAATAAACTAAATTATTATGCTACTAGAACACGGTCAATAATCTTACCGTACTCAGAGCCAGCATAGTTAGCATCTGGTAGTAAACGGAAGGTTACTGGGAATGTTGTTGGGGTTGTACGAGCAAGAGAGTGCTGTGACTGTTGTACAGACAAAACACGACGTGCATAATATACACGCTCTGATGCTGTTGATCCTGCTGTTGGAGCTTGTCCAACTGCAATTAATTGACGCTCTGTTGGAGCTGCACCAAGTGCACCTGCCTCAAGACCCAATACGTCTTTCTTTGTAACTCCAGTTCCTGAAGTTGTTAAAGTTGATGATCCTTGTCCAAATACTGTTGCAATGTTCTCAAGAGTACCTTCTGACATTTCTGTTGCAATCATAACTTCCATTGCTGACTTGAACAGCTTAGCTGTATCAAGCAACTGATCTACAGTTACTGAGTCATATGTTGGGTTGTATGTAATTTGAAGACCATTGTTAGTAAAACCAACGTTGCGATATCCAAATAGTCCTGCTGATTGGTTTACAGCATTGAGTGTGCTTGCGTATCCTGTTGCTGATACGAAAGCTGGAACTCCTACTGTTGTTGCACCTGAAGCAATTGCTACGCCTGCTTCTGCGTTTGCGATGTAATCTGCGTCGTTGATGTCAATATTTGACAAGAACAACGGGGATGCACCGACTAGAATATTTCTAGCATTACCTACGGATTGTGCCATAGTTTTGTTTCCTCCTATATTTCAATATATATATATTTAAATCTTAAATTCAAGCTGGCTAGGCTTCTTTCCTCTTAGTACAAGTTTATAATATTATGGGTAAAAAGGCAAACCTTAGAGGAACCTGCCTAATGTGCTTGAGGCTCCGTTGGTATCTGTAATCCTAGAGTATTTTATTTCTAGGATAATCTCGGATGAGAAAAATCCCTGAAGTTCCTCTGATGGAGCCGTTGGGGATATGTCTGCTATGTGGACGCTGTAAAATTTAAATTTATCTGAAAGTCCTGCCCATTTATTTATATCTCTAGCAGACTCGTCCATTCTTCTGAACTCATCTGTCATATAGTTTCTGATCTCGTTTATATCTGCCACCGAAGTTGAATATACGGTAAACAGAATCTGCTCACAGCATATTAGCCAGTTGTCCTCATAGGACATCCCGATCTTATCATAAACAATATGCTTCTTGCCGCTTAAAAATTGATTTAATTCTGGTGCCTGTTGGACTGGAATAATTGGGATAATGTTCTCATTTAAGTTATCGCTCCAATAGTCATTCTCGTCAAATATGTCTCTGGTATAAAGCTCTTTCCATAGATACTTTCTTAGCTCTAGCATTGCGTCTAATTTATAGTTAGCCGTCACATTGCACCTCCGAATGATAAGGTTAGTGCTGAATCAGCCTGAGACCTTATTGTGTTTGCTGAAAAAGAATACTTAACTCTTTTAATATCTGATGGCACTCCAAGTGCTTTTGACATACTTGAATTAAATAGTCTCTGGAATCCAGATTTTTTAATTGAATCATTTACTAGTCTGCCGCTAAAAAATCTTGAGTGGGCCAGTGTAAATTGATTACGTGCCCCAGATCCACCAGGACGCCTAACAGTAACTGATGCGCCTTTGGGCATAAATACTGTTTCTCCGTCAATCTCAAATACAAGTCTATCGGCATTCTTTGGTCTAATTACTAAAGGATTCCCTTGCTCCATAATTGAAGCTTTGTTTATAAACACATGTCTACCTTTTCCAGTTGATGCTGGCACCATTGATTTAGATGGCAGGAATTCATAGTTAACTCCAAAGGAGAGTCCTACCTGTCCAGTCTTATTTAATTTAAATAGTCTTGCTGATTTGTTACCAGTTTTTTTCCATTCATAAACATGGTGTAAAGATTTAGGCTTGCTTCTAGCAAGTGCGTCTATATAGTTTCCAAAATCAAGGTTTATCTGATCAAACATAATCTTACTAAATGCATTTTGAAATGCTTTGTTTGTTGTTAGTTTAGCTATAACTGCTGCCTCATAGTATACGTATGCTGATATTTGAGCCACTGTGCTATCTTTCAACACACCCTTTTGATTTGCATACATCATTCTTTCAAGTCCGCTTGCTGCTTGAATCAGCATTCCACTATTGTCCAATTTGCTGATTCTCCGATCTCTTTAGGGATGAACTATAAGCAATCACTCTTCCAAATGGATCTGTCATTGGAGTTGTTCCCATTACTTCAAATACTGTGGGGGTATCGTTTGGATAATTAATTTCTTGCCAGATTACATTGTTATCAGCATCTCTTATGTTTGTAACCTTTTCTCTGGCTGTTAATTTTTCTGCTGTTCTTATTTGAATTACTTGATCGTCCATATACTTGTTTGAAAAAACTTGTTTGTTTCCAGAGCCCGATGTAGCCGTATTACTAATTATTCCTTTAGCATGACAGGGTAAGGTTCTGTGGTAATTCCAGTCCTTTACTATTGCTCCAGTTTCGGTATCTTGAATTTCAGACTGTCTATAAACATCTAAATTCATAGACAAGACAGAGTCTACGATGCTAGTCATTATATAATCTCTGCTTTAATTGTTAAGATGTAGTCTGCTAAAAGATTATCTGCTAGTGCATTTCCTGTGCCAGTGTAGGCATCTCCTGTATACTCAAAGTCCCAGTCAAATGTTGATATAGACTTTACGTACTTGTTGCGCCAAACAGTATCTTTAGAAAAATAATCTTTCATTAATTCAGCTGTTGCTAATTCTACGTTCTCAGGAACTTTTTCCCAGCCAAATCTTGCAAATACTTTGTAAGGGACTCCAGAATGAAACACTCCTGAATAATCGTTAATACTTGGGGGAACCATTCCATTAGCAGTATATACAGTATTGTCTACCATTCCTGCTCTGTTGATTCTAATTGAATATCCGCTCTCAGAAATTTGAACTGGAAAATTCCAGTTATCAATATTATTAATATTGTCTCTAAGAAGTATGTCATTTACAGACAATGTGTGTAGTTGATAAATTTTAGCTGGCAATGGAAGAGTATCATACTCATACCCATAAACCATCAAGGTCTTGTCATAGAGATAAAACTTCTGACCTGTGTATTGTTCTATTTGCTTACGAGCATATCTTTCTGCTCTAATTAATTCTTTGTAGGACTTATATGATGGGTCTGAAGAATCTGTGCTATATCCAAGATCTTGAATATAGTTGAAGTCTATGTATGGAGTTACTACCTGTACCTCGTCTGATATTACTACTGCCACCGATCCTACTGAGTATTCCCAATTTACCTTTAATGTCTTGTTTCTATTTGTAAGAGAATAAGGTACGTTAACGAAATATGTTCCAGGGTTATTTTCGTCTAGTGTAGAGGTTATTGTGGCAAGTATGGTTGTTGGAGCTACGGCAGGACTAACTCTTGCATCTAGCGTTACGTCATATATTTTTACAACAGGTAAAGCGTCAGCAACTGCAATGTCACCATTCCAAAAGATCTGATGGACAATCGGTGATTGTGAATTAATTAATATCTCTGCCATTTTATAGGCTTAGATTAACTGTAGTACTCCTGTACTTCTCTAGGAGACGCTAATCTAAAGCCCTCCTCCTTATCAAAAATTTCTTGTGCTACATCTTCAGATACTGCTACGAATGGGTGTTCTTTTGTGAACGTAATTCCCATAATATCATATCTAAAGTTCTCTCTGGTCATTCTTACTAATACTGTGTCCGCTGGCTGTGGTGCTTTTGGATCAAACTTTGGTAATACTTCGATTGACATTTCTTCCGTCTCTTCTTCAATCTTTTTAATAGTGCTGTTATATACAGACCAAGTTACTCCCTCTTCTGCAAGGGCGGCAATGATGTCGGCTTTGTTTTTTAGACCGTCGGCATCGACTGCAAAATCTTCTGCAATCTTTTTCAACTCTGCTACTTTCAATGTCTCAAATGACATGCAAATCTCCTATTTCTACTTAAAACAATTATAGCATTACTAAATTAAAATGAAAAGCCCCTAAAATTAATTAGGGGCCTTTCCAGCTAGTTAAATCCTATAATTAGGAAGCAACCTTAACGTTCTTCACAACCACCCAGGCATTTGCCTGCTCGATTTGAACGCCAACACGAGTATACATTGTGTACTCGATTGAGTCCTTACGAGGCTCGAAGAAGCGGTAAACAGTTACATCACGCTTGATACCAATAACTACGTTATTTGGGAATGTCAAGTGGACGTCACCGTGTGATCCTGATGGAGCTGAATATGTTCCAGTCTGTGTCTCATTAAGAAGTGGTACTTCAACAATCGGAATACCGAATGCGAATGGTGCCACATATCCTGCTGGTCCACCTAGAGCTGGTGTTGCTCCACGGATTAAGCTTGATGCGATATCCTGTGGAATTGTCTGATTTGTTCCAATGCTGTTAGCATATAGGAAATCTTGAATCAGGTTTGATCCTGCTAGGAAGCGAAGATCTGCACGACGTTGCTTGTACTTACGTGGCATTGCTTTGAGTGCTTTGTTAAACAACTCACGGCTTACGCCTGAGCCACCAGCTTCTACTACGTGTGCTGAAGTCTTTGCTAGCTTTACAACGCCATTAAATGACTTGTATAGTGCATCGCCTGTTAGGGATGTATCGCCATTTAGAATTACATCTTCAATGTCGTTACCTGCCTGTGTTGCCATCAAACGTGCAATATGATCTTCAAGATCTGCACCTTCGATATTATCTTCTAGAGACTCTGTTGAAAGCTCCCAGTCCATGCGGAGTTTCTTTGTTGTCAAAGAGATTTTTGAGAAAGTTACTGCGCTGTTTGAAGCGTCGTTGTCACCTTCGGTTGCAAGCTTCATTAGCTTCTCACCAACGGCCATACGATCAATCTCAGATGTGTCTGACTTCATACGAACTGTACGGGCGACCTTACCGATAACGGTAGCGTCGAACATGTAGTCCAGGAAGCGAGCTGATTGTTCTGCGTTTAGGAGACCTGCGTTGCCAGATGATCCAGCTGTGTGGATGCTTGTGTTGGCTGCGCCTGTAACTCCTGCAAAGGTACCTGTTGCAGTTGTACCTGCAGCGATAGCCTTTTCTAAGTTTTCATTACTCATTTTATATTTTCACCTACCTTTTTTTAGTTAAAAATTTCGTTCACGGAACCAAGGAAAGAACCGTTCCACTTTGATTTTTTGATCATTACTTCCTGAGACCCGCCAAGGTCCGAGGACTTCTTAATTGCAGTCTCTGATTCTACTGCATCGACACGCTTTTGTACACCATCAATTGTGTTCTTGATGCTTTCAACTGCTGTTGAAAGTGCTGTGTGTTGTTCTGCCAACTCTGAAATTCGGCTATCTACGCTCTTGCTGAACGTTTCAACTGTATCTTTAATTGTTGAAACCTGTACTGCATTTGCTTCTGAAGCCTTATTCAATGTCTCTGAGAAAAATCCCTTAAGGTCGCCAAGCATTTTAGCAAAATCAGGTTCATCAACCATAACTTCTGATACATCGGCTGCTTTTTCTAGAGTTTCGGCAGGAGCGTCTTCTACTGGTGCTTCTACAACTGCTGGTGCTTCTTCAGCAACAACTGGTGCGTCTGCTACTACAGTCTCTTCGACTGCTGTGTTTTCTGTGTTTTCTGACACTTCATTACCTCCTTCTATGTCTGCCTGTTTTGCAATTTGTGTTTCAGGCGTGGACAATCTTGATTTTTTATGTAAATCAAGAATCTTGTTTATTTCTTTTGCTTTGTTAACATCGTTTGACTCTACCCATCCAATTAGTGTTGCAGGCTTTCCTGTAACTGGGGAATCGTATGATGATTCTGTTGAAATAAATACTGAGTCTGAGTCTGCACAATAAAAAATGTTTTCTGCTTTTACTTCAGTTGCTATTCCTTTAAATATTAGTTCGCCGTTCATCTTAGATATAGACAAGATGTTGCATAGCTCGTTTGCTGGAGAGTCGACAATTGAAAGTTCCATCAATGAATAATCTTTGATAAATCTTGTAGTCTTACCAGTTGCTTTATTAACTTCGTTGTCTGATTCAATAATCTTTCCGCCAATTGAAAATCCTGTTAGAGTTCCGTCTAGAACTTTTTCCCAAGTATCCTGAGCGCCCTTAGAAACATATGCGTCAACATATACTCCGTTATAAAATTCTTGTGCCTTTGCATCGTAGTATGTTTCTGGTTTAAAAGAAATCATTTTGCCTACTGCATTTGATCCATGCATCTCACGAATGTTTCCACGGAAATTTTCAAAAGCTTTTACGCTTGCTTCCATAGTAACGACATCACCAGTTTGATCAACGTTGTCTAGTGTTGCAAAACCTGAGACTGTACGCTTTTCACGGTTGACTTTAGTAAAGGGGACCGATAAAACTATCTGATCGCCAGTTGAAGACCATAGTGATTTTTCAATGTTCATATGCTTAATTTTATAGCGTTATTGACTATAACGCAAATAATGGTTGAGCAGGGTCAGTCGACTTGTCTTCCATCTCCTTGAGCATTTCTTCCCTCTCCAGAAATATCGGGGGAATTTGCAGACCTTTCAGAATCTCTAGTTCTGGTCTTGCCTGCCTGTGCTCTTACTTCTGCCTGTGCCTGTGGTTTTAATTCTACAACTTTATCCCCACCATCAATTGGGACCATGCCCATTCTAATTCTAATTTCATTAGGGGTCACTACCTGCATCCTTAAATATCTTTCATCAATTTTAGATTGAGTATCTTCATCGGTCAAGGTTAGCTCATTAAATTTAAGAATTAAAGCATCTGTCATTTCTTCAATAATTTTATTTAATTTCTTTTCTAAATTCATTTGGGCTGGACGGCATACTTGCTCTCTAAATGTTTTATCGGCATCTCTGGCCACCGCTAGATTTACTCCTTCTGGAGTTCCAATTTTATTAATTGGGACACGGTGAGATAATAGGATTTCGTCTCTATTGGATTTGCGATATACGTTAAATGAAGATTCCTGAGTGCCTGCCTCAATTGGCTCCATCTTAAATTCAGTCTTAGAATCTGGAGAATCTGGAGGAAGGGGAATATACAAAGATCTGTGATTCTTACCTCTTAGTCCAACTTGGAAAAACTCAAGTAATTTACGCTCTGATTCTGTAGAAAGCTTTGCTCCCTTTACTGTAATAATATATCTTGGAACCGCCTTATTCTCAAAGTAGTCAAGGTTATACTTTCCAGCAAATTCATTTCCTGCCATAGCATTTGATGAGGCTACAATATCTGGGATTCCGTAATAGTTATTTGTAGGTGTGTATTTCTTTAAATGAATAATTTCGTTAGGTCTATCTAGCCCGCCTGCAATTGGGTTCTCTGTTTCTTGATCTCCAAAGTTACGGAAGAATACAGCCTTGCCATAAAGCAATTGAATAAACCCATCACGAAGACGACGGACTCTCATAGTTTTTGCAGGGATATGCCCAATATAACCAATCTTTCCAGCAGAGGTTCTGCTAATTTCAATGTAGCCATTTCCTGTTGCTTCAACATCTGTGTAGGCCTTAATAAGTGTTTCTGTAAAAGTTTCTTCTTCGTTGCAATCCTCAAGCCAATCATATAAATCTTGGCGAAGTCTATTTAATTTTCTACGTGCTCTGTCTAATGATTTTTCATCTGAAATATTATCAAATGCTTCCATTGTTTTTCTTGTCTCAACAAAGTCATGGCCCAAGCCAACAATGTTTGAAACCTTAGCATTAATTGCTGAATAGTTATATGGGGAAATTTCATAAATAGTTGATAGATAATCTAGGTTATATGGTGGTTCAACAAGGTCAAACATTGCATAGCCAGTAACTGCTTGCTGTAATAGATTCTGTTGTGTTTCTGCTCCATCAATACCCTGGAATCTTTTTTGTATATCACGATTCATCTTACGACGAAATGCAGGACTTAATCCTGATATTTTAGATAGTTCTTCTCCGCTTACTTTAAATAGGTCGGTACTTGTTTCTTCTCTTGGAGTATTAAACTTCATCCAGTCCGCCACGTTTGAGACTACAATATCTTGAGAGTCATCATCTTCTACAAATTTTGTCATCTTAGTTTACCCAACTTTTTCATTTCGTCTTTATAGTTTCCAATATCCAAAGGATCTGGAACTAGTCCCCAATCAAGTCTTTGTTTTTGGTGGTCGAATTCTTCGTCTGATATTTTTCGCCTAGCGGAAAGAAACTTAGGCCCGCCTTCATATATGCCATATGAGCGAACTTCACGAGCCAGAGCATTGATGAGGGATCTATTTCCTTTTTTGGCCGTGACCGAAAGAAAGTTGCCATCATCATCTCCAATCCATCTGCCGTCTGGCATTTCCCAAACATATATGCCCAGGGTTGATTCTTCTTCTAAAAATTTTGTATTCTTCTTAGTAATGTCCATAGAACTTTATTTTACCATTACTTACTGTCTAAGTCCAGCTTTTTGTCAAGGGGCGTGACAAATTTAGATACTTTGTACCACAACCCAGTCATTATCATAGTATTCTGGCGCTGCTTCTGTCACATTGATGGCTGGTTCTACGATTGAGGTATAGGGTCTGCCACAATATAAATCAAAATGATTGTCTACATCTGCCTCAGCCAATGCCCTAGTATACAAAGCAATATTATTATATAAATTGTCGGGACCACCAGAAGACTCATAATTAAATCTAAATGCTCCTGTAATTGCAGATGCAAATACTAGAACTATATGATGAGGCTCTCCTACGACCAGGAAATTGTTTACATTTGTCTGGGATGTCTTATCTACCCCATTGACGTATAAAGCGCTTATAGAGGCCTTAGAGACCGTTTGAGAGGCATTCCAGGCATACTTAGTGCCTGATGCTGCATGATAGAATAAAGTGTTTGCTCCATTTGTTTTAGGAGTAAAAAACATTTCTACAGTACTTATGTTTAATCCAGTATTAGAATCAAATCCATATCCTGATTTAGCTCTTATTCCATTATTATAATGTCTAATTAATGGGGAGTAATTTAATGATCCCACCATAAATTGACTATTAGATCCAATATAACTATTTGAGTTATCTGCATATATCAAAGATTCTCTGTAGAATCTAATTGAGAAATATGAAAGTCTTGGGAGGAACTTGCTAGCATCTGTGGTAGACATTGTAATTTTAATATATAGGATACCGCTTGAATTAAATGATCCCTTTGTATATTGAGGTATAGAGTCTCCATTTTCACAAGTTAGATAATTGGTTCCGTCCACACTTGTTTCTACTACAATTCCTAAATCGTTACGCCACTCAATTTTTGAATTTGTAAATCCGCTTGCTGTTGGAATAAATAAAAAGTCTTGGATGATAGATGTTTTTGCTGTAGCAGATTCGGTGGGAATAAAAGATACATACTGACCTGCTTCATCATAGTAAGTATTAGAATCTGTTAATTCATCCCATGGCTTAGATACTCCATATATATAATCAAAGTCTACTCGGTTGTTAATGTCTGAGCAAGAAAATACTTTGCCGCCATCTGGTTGGGCTACATGAACTGGTTGTACGTAGTAATTGCCATCGGTAAAATGTTCTGCAATCTTAGCCCCTGTTAGCCCATATCTATATACGGCTGGAGCATCTACAATAAAATAATCGGATGCATTTGAGGTTGGTCCAATTTGTAAGTCTAGGGAAGCGTTTGTGAATTTAAAATTATTATCAATTGTTTTAATTGCTACCTGTCTACCATCTATAAATAACTTAATAGAGTCAACTGAGTATATTCCTACTAAATGAAATGCTTTTTTAGAATAACTTACTGCCCACCTAATTTGTTCCGTAGAAGATACTTTAAATACAACATCTCCTTTTTCCCAGAACAGTCCTATGTTGTCAGCGGAATCAGCAAAGATAGTAGTTTGATTTACAGTTTGAATTGATGGACTAACCCACGCCTCTAGAGTAAAGTCATTGTCTGAAGTATATGCAGTTGCAAATCCTGCTCCTACTGTTGCCCCATAATAATCTTTTGTAACTGGTACGGTTATATATGCTGTATTTGTAATCTTTGTTCCCGATACCCCGCCAGAAACTAATGGTAATATATTTGATGCAGGAGATCCTACATATGTGGCATTATTACCGCACCCCGATGAATCGGCAGCAGTAGAACCCGAAGACTCATCCAACGGCCAAAAGCCAATCGGATAATCTTTAATTACCTTCAGTTGATAACTCATAATATTATTATACTACTGATTATTATTTTCAAATATATCTAAATCTGAATTGTATATAAATCCAGGAGAAGCGTATTGACCTCTAAAATTTCCATTATATGAAGTTTGTTTCCAATAAGGATGCCCGTGTAATTGAGTTAAGAAATCGATACCAGACTGCTCTGACTCAATACCATCTATATTAATAACATCATTACTTACAACATGTATTGCAAGTACGTTATTGTTTTCATCTAGTTTTGCAAAGTGTGCCATTATATCCCCTTAGTATGTTACTGAACCGTCTCCAGTAAATCTGTAAACAGTATAATCCCCATCTGTTATTACTTGAGGTGACCCAGATGTTGAAGATGCTATAGACAAAGACCTAAGTATTACGACTCCAGAACCACCAGCTCTTGATCCATTATTAGCGTCTGTTCCATATCCACCAGCACCACCACCTGTATTTGCATCACCAGAATTACCAGTAGTAACATAATTGCCACCCAGACCTCCACCGCCTAACCCCCCAGGTTGTCTATTTGTGTTTCCACCACTTGTTGTTGATCCTCCGCCACCACCTGCATAATAAACAGCAGATCCAGTTATTGCACTAGGTTTTCCAATTCCACCACGGCCGCCTGTGCTTTGGTTGCCACTGTCATTGTAATTTCCACTACCTGCCCAACCATTATATCCAGCGCCTCCGCCGCCTCCACCAGATGTGTTTACAAGTACTCCACCAGAACCACCATTGTTGCCTTGACCAGATGTTCCAGAACCTGCTGCCAAAGATGTGCCTCCGTAAGCACCACCAGAACCACCTCCAGATCCGCCACTTCCACCTAATTGGTCATATGATGCTCCGTATCCACCGCCTAGTGCTGTAATAGCCGATATCCCTGATCCAGATATAGTGGAAGAAGCGCCAGGACTTCCATTTGTATTACTTCCCCCATTATGTGACGCTCCGCCACCGCCAACAGTTATAGAGTATGTAATTCCTTGAGTTAGTTGTACTGATCCTGTTAAAAATCCTCCTGCACCACCACCAGCTGAATGCTGTCTTCCTCCGCCTCCGCCGCCTCCGCCAACAACTAAGTATTCTACAGACATTGGATTTGCAAAAGTTTTAGAAGAGGTAGAAAAAGTTGGTGCTGATGATGTAGATCTAGAAAGTCTTTTTATTGACATTAAAACTTCACACTCCCGTCACCATTAAATTGATAAATATAAAATAAGCCATCCGTACTAGTTGCTGGAGAGCCCGTTGTTAAAATTGCTTGAGAGAGTGATCTAACTATAACTACTCCACTTCCACCACCGCCGCCTTGGCCTTGATTTCCGCCGCCGCCTAAATGTCCACCACCGCCTCCGCCTCCGCCCCGATAAGAGGAACCCGATGTTGCATTTAAATCTGCTTGAGTACCTGCTCCGCCGCCACCTAATCCGCCTGCTCCTGCAGAAGAACCAGCATGTGCACCTCCGCCACCACCGCCGCCATAATTTATAGCAGATCCAGTTATGCTATAAGAAGGACCGTCTGCGCCTTTGCCAGCAACGCTTGCAGTTGGAGTTTCTCCAGCGGCTAATTTACTTCCTCCGCCTCCGCCAGTTAAACTTGCTGATCTACCATTACCTCCGCTATTTCCTTGTCCAGAAATTCCAGAACCACCAGTTGATGCTGAATAGACTATATATCCAGCGCCTCCGCCGCCATTTGCTCCAGATCTTCCAATAGAATAAGCTTCGCATCCGCCGCCTCCGCCGCCTTCACACCATATATCTACATTTTTCCCATAAAATACTGATGCTCCGCCATTTTCTCCTAATGCTCCAATTCCAGCTCCACCTCTGGCTGATCCACGTAGACCACCTGCGCCACCAGCGCCAACAATAATTTTATATTCAAAATTTTTTGTTAAAGAGATTTGTGTTTCATATTTTATTCCACCAGCGCCTCCGCCGCCTGCCATACCAGAGCCTCCGCCGCCTCCGCCGCCAACTACTAAAATATCTGCAGACGAAGTTTGCTCAAAAGTAGCTGATGCTACAAAACTTTTAGACTTTGGTTGACCGCTTAATAATGTAGATGTTGATGCTTTAGAAATAGCCATATTGGTTATTTCCTCCTATTAAACGATCTCTGAGCCGAAAGCCTGGAAAGTTAAATCTGCTGCAGATGCGTATACTTGAATTGAATTACCAGTTGCAAGTGTTAGACCAAGTGTCAAAGCAGTTGTATCATTTGCTGCAATTGCTACATCATAAGCAATATAGTGTTCTGTTGCTAGCGTTGTTCCTGTTGCTGGCTTGATTGCAATTCTGTATGTTCTTGCTGCCGCCGCTCTATTACATACTGTAATTGTTGAAATTACTGCTGAAGTAGTTGAAGGAACTGCATAGAGTTCTTCCATTGTTGTAGCCGCTGAAGCTTTTCTTCCTAGTACCTTATAAGTTGTTGGCATGTTATGCTCCCATCATCATGAATATTTGTGGATTCGGATCAGTGACAAGTGCTGCCCATGATGCCGCTGTTCCATTTGTGGTTAGATAATATCCAGAGTTGTTTGCTTGTGCTGGAAGGGCATCTACCGTTGCCCAAGATGTTGCGCTTCCGTCGGTAGTAAGGTATTTACCACTGTTAGAAGTTTGTGATGGATATACAGCCTTTGTTCCAAGCTGTGTTTGAATGGAGCTTGTAACACCGCTCAAATATCCAATTTCTGTGTTTGTTACTGAACCGATTGCAGCAGACGTTAATGTTGCAGATGATGCTGTTAATGCCGCCACTCTCATATCTGCAAATGCCAGTCCGCTTTCTGAGAAGTTAACTGTGCCAGATGGCTTAGTTGTAGCATCTTTAAATACCTTAAATACTCCATCAGATGCATCTCTTACTGCACCAGCAAATTTGCGTTTAAGACTTACTACAGCAGAGCCAGTTGCACCAGCTATAGCTGTTGAAGCTACGTTAGTTGCTGTTTTGACATATGTAAATGTTGTTGTTGTTGGAACAGATGTAATTACGTGTGTTCCATTAAATGTGGCGTCTACAGTACTAACAACTACAATGTCGTTAACCGCAAATCCGTGAGTTGTAGATGTAGTAAGAGTAGCCACATTAGAGGTTAATGCCTTATTAGATACGGCTTTTGTAATAGTAGATACTGTGGTTGCATACTCGGCAACAAGGCCAAGGTCTACCGCATCTGTAATGTTATCGTTACCAACAAAGATTAGTGGGTCTGATACTGCTAGTGTTGAAGTTTCAAGAGTAGTTCCCGCTCCGCCAAATGTTACGTTACCAGCAATATTAATATCACCAGATATACCTACGCCACCGACAACTGTTAATGCACCAGTAGTTGGTGATGTTGAGGGGGTTGGAATTTCAATATGTACATTCTGATTTGGAGTAATAACCATTTGGGTATCATCAGATGCTAAGCCGCCTGCTGCGAAAATAATTTTGTTTTGTGAACCTGTATCGGATGTAGCAAGTACTAAGTTACCTTTATCTGCTCCGCCTGCGGCACCGACCATAAATATATATCCATCGCCAGCTCCTGTAATAGTAAAATCTGGATCGGAAAAACTTGATGAAGTAATACCCATATCGATATAGCCATCTGAGTCTGTTCCGTTATTTGAGTATGCAATAAAATCTGTTGAAGCGTTTGAGTTTGAGCTTGTATTCTTAAATGCTATTTGAGCATAATTATTTGCCGATGTCTGTGCAACGATTACTGGATTAGTTAGCGCCGCTGCAGTTTGAAATGTTTGGGCTGCTGGTCCTACATATAAAATTGAGGCTACACCAACGGTTTGAAAAGAACCTGTTGTTGTCTCAGCATTTGCTAGGGCTTCAATTGCCTTTGCTACGTATACTAAATCTTTTGCGGTATATAAAGAAGCGGCTAGCGATGAAGCTATTTCCGTTTTAACTAAACCAATTTCTGTTGTAAGTGCCATGTGTATCTCCTTCTGAAATTATAGCATTAAGTAGGTTTAAACGCCTATATTAAGGCTAAGATCATCTATGCTTGATTCCGCCTCAGTTACTCTTGAGGCAAGGGTTGTTACGCTTGTTGCTACCGTCTGAACATCGGCGGCGGGGTTCAAGGTAATATATCTATTAGTCAAGTATCCAGGCATGGTTTAATTATACCTCAATTATTTATATAACCACATATCTTCTGGTTCTACCCATGTTTGATTAACGCTAAAAGGAATGCTCATTTCACGCATTCTATTTTGTACTTGTTTTTGTGCCCCTGGACCATAATATGTTTCAACTCCATATCCTTGAGCTTCTTTTTGCCAGCCAACTCTTACCATATAAAATTCAGCATATGGAGACCATGCAGCATATACTCCTACTGCTCCGCCTTGTTCATAAATAACTTCCCAAATATCTACATCTTCAATTTGTAGTTGGCGAGAATAATCCCATTCTGTTTTTGGTGGCATGCCAACTTTGTTGGAGTCCATCCATGATTGTTCAAAGACTTCGCCAAAATCTTTAAATATATTTTGTGTTGATTTAAATCGCATATCTAATTATAACAATACCAGTGCCACCTTGTCCAGATGTATACTCATTAGTTCCTGCTCCGCCGCCTGCGCCTCTATTATTTGTTCCGACAGTTCCATTTATTGCAGGTACTCTTGCGGCGCCTGATCCACCTATTGAAGATCCTCCAGTGCCACCAGAGTTTGTCCAACTGCTTCCTCCTCCGCCTGCTGCATAGAACAAAGCTGTTCCTGAAATTGAATTTGATAATCCAGATCCACCGTTACCACCATTTGCACTTTGTGTCCCATCTGCACCAACTGATCCTGCGCCGCCACCGCCTGAGCCTCCACCACCAGGTCCTCCTCCGCCAATTAAAACATTTCCTCCACGATTTCCTTGGCCAACAGTGCCTGCTGCTCCAGAGAATTGAGGATTGTTTGCACTGCTTCCACTGCAACTTGCTCCGCCACCACTGCCACCAGTTAATCCAGAATTATTATTATAACTATCTGTCCCACCTCCGCCACCACCAAATGCTGTAAATGAAAATACAGAGGAAGCCCCTCCGTTTCCCCCATAACCTAATCCATCACCAGAAGTTCTTTTTGTTCCAGCACTTCCTGAATTTCCAACTGTTACTGCATAAGATGTTCCTGAAATATTTATTGTTCCAGATAGATATCCGCCAGCTCCACCGCCGCCATTACCATCATAGCTAGATGCTCCCCAGCCTCCGCCGCCTGCGCCTGCAACAATTAAATATTCAACTGTTCCTGCGCCTGAAGAAGTAAAGTTAGTTCCTGTTTGACCAATTAAAAATGTATGTATTCTGTATGAACCTGATGTTGTTATTGTTCCGCCTGTTGAAGAAGATAACAATCCACTACCGAAACCAAATCTTCCTTGTGTACCAAAAGATCCTCTTACACTATTTACAAACGGCATGGTTATCTAAACCAGATAGACATTTGCCCAGTATAACCAGTTGAAGTCGCTGTATACCAGCCACGGTATGTATAGTAGGACTCGCCTTCAAAGTATCCGTTAAATCCTAAGTCAGGTGAAGAAGAAATTGCAGCTCCTCTTCCACTATTTCTTGAACCAGAATGAATTGATGGAAAATGTGGACCAGAGTTCCATGTTCCTGATCTAACTGTATCGCTAGCTATTGTTACTGGACCATATCCAGTTGGATATGAATCTCCCCATGATGTACCTAATGATTCTGTCAATAATTGTTTTCCAGTGTATGTTCCAGTTTCACCCTTTAATCCATAAACAGTAACAGTAGATATTCCCATTGATCCATTATAGTAATTTGAATGATTTGCAAAAGTTAGTGATGATGGAGATGGTATTGTAAACTTCCATGCATAAGTATAATTATTAATTCCTCCAGATGAAGGATTTCCTCCAGCTGCCATTAAACATTCTGTAGATGCTTTTGCAATTAACAATGTTGATTTTTGTGCACCAGGTGCTGCTAGTATTCCTCTTGAACTTGCTCTATTTGAACTATCATAAGGAAATGATGATCCGTCATGATTCATATTTGGCATAACTCTATTTGAAGTGCCTCCAGCTGTATCTGCGGCATATCCATATGTACAAAGAATCCATCCTCCGCCAGAAAAATCATTATCTACATATGCTTGTACTGCTGTTGTCATTCCAGAAGTTTTAATATAATAAACACCACTTGCGTATCCACCATCTTTTAATGCAACACCACTTGTAGCTGGATTTGCTAGTGTTCCAATTATTGCAGGGGGATTATTTGCAAGCCTTCCCTGTGCTCCAAATATTGCTCTTGTGCTATTTACAAATGGCATATTATTCTCCTAAAGTGATAGTGTTGTGTCTGAACCACTGTAAGAAACAGTTGTCCATGCACCACCATTAATTCTATAAACTATTGCTCCTGGCCTTCCATCATTACCTAGGTAGGCATTTGTTCCACCATTATTAAATATACCACCGTACCCAACTGTATTTCCTGGATAAATTGGATTAGTTGTTTCAACTGGCATACGCATACTATTTAAAACAGCAGGACCACCCATTTCTAGACTTCCTCCTCCGTATAAAGGGTTTGATCCATCTCCATAAGTTCCAAATGTCTGAGTATAAAATGTATGAGTTGTATATGACACACCAGATATTGCTGTTAATCCAGCAGCATTGTATGAAAGACCAGATCCTCTAACAAATGCGGATCCCGCTCCACCTCCGCCTCCGTCCCATGAATCTCCATCGTTAGCTCCAGAACCACCGCCAAACCATCCTGCTCCACCTCCGCCTCCGCCGCCCCAAGCATTTCTCCAATGATAAGCATTAGCTCCTGTTAAAGCAGAACCCGATTGTCCATCTCCTCCAGTTGGTGCTGCAGGCAATGCATCGCCACCAACTCCACCTGCAGTTAGTCCTCCTCCGCCAGCAAGTGCACTGAAGTATCCCATTTGTCGTGCACCGTTATTTCCAACTCCGTTTGTAGTTATTCCACCACCACCGTTTGCTTGTCCTTTAAAATCTGCTGGATACCCTGGTCCACCTCCGCCTCCGCCGCCGCCAGGTGCTAAAGAAATAATTCCATTTTGATTTTTTCCTATAGAAGATGCAAAAATACAAGTGTATCCTCCTCCGCCAGCTGACATATCCCATGTACCATAAGTTCCTGATCCACCACCGTTGTATCCACCAGAAGCATCTGAAGGATTGCCTTGCTGCCCTCCGCCACGACCACCACCACCTATTGAAAATCCAATAGATGTTCCTTTTTTTATTTTATATGAAGCAAAAACAACTCCCCCTGCGCCACCTTCTTTTGTTCTATAATAATTAGCGGTTCTATATGCGCTATTAACTCTATTAGATGAACCTGATCCACCACCTGCACCAAATAAAAATACTTCAAATGTCGAGTCGCCACCAATGGCAAGAAGTGATGATTGTGAACCAAAGACGCCTCTTGTGCTGTTTATTACAGGCATTTGGCCTCCTTAGAAGTTAAGTGATGAAGTAGCGTACACAAGCCATGCACCTGCAGAAGTTCTCTGCATTGTGAATGAAAATACGTCAATCTTTCCTGCTGATGATGTTGCTGTTGGAGCAGACCCACCTGCCCAGCGAATTGTTTGTGATGCTCCACCAATTTGGAATGTTCCTGGAATATATCCAGTAGAACCTTGTGTAACAAATACGTTGATAGTCATAATTTTTGAATTATCAGTTGGAACATTTGTTGCATTAAATGTCATATTACCAGTTGGTGCAGTAGCAACATAATAAATGTTACCTGCTGTCCAATCAAGTGTTCCAGCATTTGTAGATAGTGTTACGTCTACAACTTGTTCACGAAGTTCTTGAACATCTGTAGTTCCGCTAAATGATGCTCCTCCTGAGAATGTTAATGACCCAGATGAAGTTATTCCACTATTTGCAGTAAGTAGACCAGATACGCCTAGCGCACCTGCCATAGTTACTGCTCCAGTTGATGAGTTTACAACTAGTTTATCTGTTGCAATTGTAAGGTTTCCAGAACCAGTAATTGCTGCCGCATCAACTGCTCCTGTTTTAATACTTGAATATACAAGTCCAGCTTCTGAAAAGTTAACTGTTGAAACTGGTTTAGTTGAAGCACCGCTGAAGAATTTAGTAACTCCATCTGTTGCGTCACGAGTTACACCAGAATACTTAGTTGCTCCGCCAGTCCGATATTCTTGAATAATACCAAGATCATTAGTGTCTCCTGTTGCTGCATTTCCAACAAAAATAAGCGGATCAGAAACTGCAAGATTTGCTGTAGTTGTTGATCCTCCTCCGAATGTTAAGTTACCTGTAATTGTTGTGTTACCAGCAATATTAACTGATCCCGCAATTCCAACTCCTCCATTTACAACAAGTGCTCCTGTTGTAGAAGATGTTGAGGCTGTTGGGATGTTAATAGAAACTTTGCTATTTGGAACAATTTCCATTTGAGTACTGCCAGAATCATAACCACCTGCTGCAAATACAATCTTATTCTCTGTACCGTTTGCGCCAGTTGCAAGAACTAAATTACCTGCTCCTGTTTTACCAGCGACTGCTGTTCCTGGAGGAGATACTGCTATTGAAGAAACATTTGAGGCAGTTTTTGCATAGCTAAATGTAGTTGCAGTAACTGCTGTAATTGTATAAGTTCCGTTAAATGTAGCGTCTACTCCAGTAACAACTACTGGCATGCCTACTCTAAAGTCATTTGTTCCAACTGTTAACGTTGCAACATTGCTTGTAAGTGCTTTATTTGTTACAGATTCTGTAAATTTTTCTGGGGCTTGCATAAAGATGTAGCCATCATTTGGGCCCGTAATTCCATATGTTGCCTGATTAAAGTCTTGTCCAGTAATACCCATATCAATCCAACCAGAGGCATCTACACCATTTGCGGCATATGCAATAACATCGGTTGAAGATGTTGTGTTTGAGTTGTGTATTGCAACCTGTCCATATGGAGATGAGTCCATATCAAATACTGCTCGTGCTCCAGTTAATACTGCCGCCGCATCAAAGTCATCTGCGTTATTTCCAGCATATGTTGTTCCTCCTACAATTAAATCGTCAGCAATTGTTGCATCATCTAATGTTGGGGCATTTGTCCATGATACGTTTGTACCATCTGTCTTTAAAATATAATTTGTTAAGCCAGCTTGTGCTGGATATGTACCGTCTACTAATTTTGCCCAATAGGTTGCATTAGTTGGTAAGTAGTTTATAAAATCTGAAAGAGCAATATATACGCTTCCGCCGTAAGATACAATGTCATCTTTCTGATAATTTACAGATGCGCTGTATGTACCTTCGTATTGAATACCACTTGCAAGCTTTGACCAATATGTAGCATTTGGTGGGGTATTTCCAGTTGTAGGATTTTCTGCAAGGTAAAGATTTGCACCATGTGTTACTGAGTCTCCTGGCTTATATGCTGTGCCAGATGAATATACACCTAAGAAGTTAATTCCTTCCACCATTGTTTTCCAATATGTGGTGTTAGTTGGGAGGTTGCTAGTTGTAGCTACTGCGTTTGTGTAAACGTATGCGTTTCCACCGTATTTGACTACGTCGTTTAATTCGTATTCTGTGGAAGAACTCCATGAGTCTGCCCAGTGAAATCTAAGTTTGCCTAAATCTATAATTTGTGTCATTATTTTATCTCCATCTTAAGGTGTGTCTTTTTTGTGCCGTCCCAACTAAATTGTACAGTATTTTTGGTCCAAATCCAAGTTCTATACTGATTATCTTTTAGTACGTCATCCACGGGTAATTCTACGGTTGACCCGTCATTTATTACATGAACGTAGAACTTGCCTGTATCAGCAATAATCTTAAATCCATAAAATGTGCTATTTGCAAAGCTGAGGTCTGAGACCTCATTTGGGTTAGATATTGTTGCCATTAGAATCCGTCCAATGTAGAAACAATTATATCAAAGGCAGCTGAAACATCTGATATTGCCTTTAATGTATCTCCGCTTACGAGGACAATCTTGTTTCCTGTTATTGCCTCTATATTTGTATTTCCGTCAATCTGCTTGTTTTTAAATATGTAGTAATTTACTGAGTTGTTTGTCACATAAAGAGATATTGAGGCAGTTGATCCAGTCTTGTTTAGGATATTACATCCTGTAACAAGGGTAGGAGTAGTTACAACCTTTAGGTTTACCGCCGAGGTTCCTACTGAAGTTGACTTTACATTCCCAAAATTTGCCATATTGTTATTATACTATATCTCCTATGCCAAGCCCAGAATAAGCGCCTCTAAGGTCGCATACTCAAGCCCAGTAACTGTTGTATCATCTATACCTGAAAGGCTAAATGAAATATCTCCTGTTGATGCCCGCACATAAACTTTATCTCCAGTTAAAACGGGAAATCTAAAAGTCTCAAGACTGTTGTTCCCGCTAATTGAAACATTGTAAGAAATAAATACATGATTTGCAGGAGTTGCATCCTGATCTAATGGGACAACCCATACTCTAATTGTGGCGGGATCTGAAGATTTATTAGTAGCAATAACTGAAGTCAAAATAGTTCTTGATCCAGTATACAAAAGTATATCTGTATTAGATGCGGGATTAGATGTTGCTAGTCTAGAAATTGCCATTACTGAGCCTCAATTTCTCTAGCAGGAGCTGCAAATGCTGAGGTATATCTTGCAAATCTTGTTACCCTAAAATCATCTATGTATCCACTCCATGTTGCAATTAATGCTGGGTGGTTTCCTATATAAAGTGGATATGAGTTTGGGCTAGTTAAATTATTATTTGTTGATGTAGTTCCATTAGAAACACCATTTATCCATATAGTAGTTACTCCAGATGACCGAACTACTGCAATATGATGCCATGTGTTAGTAGCAACAGAATTTGTTGAGGTAATTAATACTGTATCATTATTTCGATATTGAATTTTTCCATCGGTAAAAATATTCAAAGACATATCATTAGCAGTGCTTAGACCTGAAGCCCAAAGTCTTCTATACATTGCTTCTACTGCCCATGTTGAGGGATAGAACCAACCTTCAACTGTAAAATCGCCCGTTCCTATAGACTGTAATGGATTATTGTGAGATATTAAAGCATCTCCAGATCCGTTAAAGTACATAGAAGATAAACCAAATTTAGTAATAGATGTTTGTAGTTGTGCATTACCATATGTCTCAATTGGTGTATTGCCTGACTGATCTATAATTTTTGCATTCTCGCCTTTAAATAATAGAGTGGTACCAGAAATTGCTGTTAATGGGGCAGATGGAGGTGTAAAGCTTCCTGTATATACCTGTGTTCCAGGAACAAATCTCAAATTTGAAATATATCCATGCCAGGAATTTTGTGCTTCAACGCCATCTGGCCCACCACCTATATGAAATTGATCTCCTTGAGCAAAGTTAGAGCTGTCTGTAATTCCATTGTATGCACCATTAGTTGCCACCTGACCACCGTTAACAAATCTTGTTACTCCAGAGTTAACTCCGTTAACGTATAAAGTTACTGCAGATCCATTTAAAACTGCCGCTAAATGATTCCACTCATTTAAAAGTATTGTGCTATTAGAATCTATCCAATTTTGGCTTGTTCCGTCATACCAATAAAATCTAAACTTTCCAGTTTCACGAACTCCAAGATTCATAAAAGTGTTACCTTTATTCCAGAAAGATCTGTGCATATATCCAGTTGATGATGTAGCATGACTTTTTAAATATACCCATGTCTCTACAGTTCCTGTTTTTGACCCAGAAGCATGTAACCAAGAAGTGGCTGTGGGATTTGTAGTTACTCCGTCAAAAATTTGTATTCTGTCTCCAGTACCATCAAATGACAGGGATCCACCCTTTGTATCTGTTGTGTAAATATCTTTTGAGTATGGAGTTTCAGAGACTACTCTTGGTGTTCCTCCCCCAACAAATATAGTTAAATTATTTGTTGATTCGTCTTTTGAGTATCTATTTGTTCTATTAGCAAGGAAAGATGTTCCAGAAATTGCTGTTAATTTTGTATTTGGTGGATTAAACTCGGACGTGTATACGGCAGTGCCTTTAACAATTCTATAATCAGCGATATTACCTTTAAAGTAGTTAGCTGATGCACTATCACTAATTCCTATGACTGCGCCGTAAGTTCCTGAACCATCAATATTTAAAGTACTAGTACCCGATTGACGAAGCTGTCCATCTAAAAATAATCTAACAACATTAGATGCATCTCTTGTTAGTGCTATATGACGCCAACCAGTTCCTCTAATATCTACGGTATCCATAAGTCTAAGTCCGCCACTAGCATTATTCATATCGACTGCTATTCCACCAATAGTGCCAGCTGAGTCTAGTATATATATTGCAATTCCCTTTTGGCTATACCCTACGCCACCTACTGAGGTCATTGCTGTCCAATAGCCTTGAATATTTACGTCTCTTGGTACGTTTACCCAATACTCAATAGTAAATTGGCCTGTGCCAAATTGAAATGCGGTATTTTGTGCAACTTGTGTGTAGGAAGCCCCATCATAATATACAGAATACGCATCTAAAAATGGAGAAAATGATCCCTGAGTTGCGTTTCCATTTTTTGTCATTTGTACTGAATTTGAAGATTCTATAAATGTATTATTAGTTGCAGCATTTGTTCCATTGCCTCTTAAAGCTAATGATACATATTTAAAAAACGGGTCAAAGAAATTACTGAGTGCATTTAGTCCGTATGATATAGCAGACCCTGAAGCTCTAGTTTCCAGTAATGGCATTTAAGCCTCCTTATGCAAATTTAGTCTGTGAAGCAATAACTGTATATGTCGCTGATGCGGTTTTAATTATTGTAAATGTATATGAATCGATTGAAGAGGCATTGCCTGATGTTGGGGCTGTTCCACCTTGCCATTTTGGAGTTACAGCAACTCCATCAACTTGAAAGGCTGTTGGATAATATGCTGTTCCTCCATTTGTTACTAAAAATGCTACCGTTGCTGATTGACCACTTGATAAAAGTGAGTTTAATGTTGTTGATCCATCACCACGAAAATTAAATGTCCAGTTTGCGGATGAGTTTGCAGTATAGTACTTAACTGCAGATGTTGAAATGTCTACGTTAACTGTACCAGTAGCTGCTGTAGCAGAAGCTGTTACAGTTTCAAATGCTGATGTTAAAACTGGACGAACAAGTGATGCTGCTGTTAATGGGGCATATGTTGAAGATGCTGTAGTTGACTTCAAATATCCCTGCCCAACTACATAGGCTGTCGTAGCAATTTGAGTTGTATTTGTGTCTACCGCCGCTGTTGTTGATAATGGTGTTCCAGTTAATGTTGGAGAAGCAATAGGGGCATAAGTTGTTGCCGCCGTCGCTGAAGCTAATTTAGCATCTAACTGTGTCTGAATATTTGAGCTTACGTTATTTAGATACTGTAGCTCTGTATTTGATACATCGCCAATTGTGGCTGATGTAAATGTAGCAGATGTTGCCGTTAAGGGTCCTACCTGGAGATCTCCATACACAAGACCTGCTTCTGCAAAGTTAACTGTCGAAGTTGGTTTTGTAATAGCATCCTCAAATATTTTAATTGTTCCATCGGAAGCATCACGAACAATTCCGCCGAATCTACGCTTTGTTGAAACTACTGCTGAGCCTGTCGCTACCGCTGAAGTTACGTTTGTTGCTGTCTTTGCATATGTGAATGTTGTAGTTGTTGGAACTGATGCAACTAGATATGTGCCATTAAATGTGGCATCTACACCAGATACAACTACGTAATCATTAACGGCAAATCCGTGTGTGGCTGAGGTTGTAATGGTTGCAACGTTCGAAGTAAGAGCTTTATTAGAAACTGTCTTTGTAATTG